GCTTGGTCCACATGCTCTTGAGTAATCTCGTTAGCTCCCGCTTCGATTGCTACTTTCTGAGCAATGTTCATAATTAAATTTTGTTCGTCATCACCTAGTTGGGCTGCTGCTTCACCTTCTTTCATTGTGGCTGCTCCACCAAAAATTAATGGCATCGAAAGCCATCCCGAACTAGCTTTAGATTTTTCCCATCCTTTTTTCATTTTAGTAGATTTTTTAAAAGCTTCGATTCCTTCTTTAGTTCCTTTACCGCCCCCTTTAATTGTTCTACCAAAGTTAAAAAGTTGTCTTCCTCTTGTAATCAATCCAGGACCTAATAATGTTTCTCCAGCCCCTAATGCAAACTTACCCGGGTCGCCTTCTCTTGTTCCTTCATACATAGTTTTAACTCCACTACCTACAAAAGCACCTCCTACTCCTATTTTAGTTGCTCCATAAGTTTTTGGAAATTTTTTAGCTAAGTAATGTGCGCCAGTACCTGTAAAGGAAGGTTTTTGTCCAGTTGCTTCTCTGAATAGCCGAGCAATTCCAGTTTTTTGTAAACCTTTTTTAACATAAGGCATTCCAGCTCTAACTGCTGTTTTTCCTACACCCCATCCAAGTTGTGCTTTTTTCCAAGGTGCCGCTAGCATTGCTGTATTATACATTCGTCCTCTATTGAAATCCCACAGATGTCTTCCCGGTCCTGCTTGCCACGCTCCTTTTAAACCCGCTGGTGTAGAGTACCAAGGAGCACCTCCTTGTTGTAATTTAGGAATTTGATTATGTTTAATTTGGGCTGCGTGCCTAAACATTTTTCGGTTTAAGACTGGATCATTCATCTCTCACCTCTACCTTTGAACTGTAATATTGCTGGCTGGTCTGTTTACCATGTTGTAAGCAGCATAAGCTCCAATACCTGCACCCGCTGCTTGGGCTAATGGATTAACTCCTGGACCAGTTGTTGCTGTAATCTGACTAGCTGATGTTGGAAGGTTAGTCATCATACCTTTCATGAATTCCATTCTTTGATATGGCTCGTAAGCTCTTGCCATTTGTGTTTGTCTTTGTGCACTTAAAGCTTGTTGTGCTAATTGTTGTTGTATTCCTCCTGCTTGAAGTTGACTCTGAAGATCTGCTTGTTGCATTTGTTGTGCTTGTGCTCCTGCTACTCCATATTGTTGAGCAGCCTGCATCCCTGTAGTCACTCCTAATCTTTGTTGTGCTTGAGCTGCACCTAAAGCTTGGCCATATATACCTGCCTGCATTTGTCCAATTTGTCCTAGTCGTGCTCTATCCAATTCGGCTGATGCTACTCCTTGTCTTGCTCCTCCAAAAGCTCCTGATTGAACCGCTTCGGCACCTAGTTGATTTTGTCTTATTTGAGACTGTCTGTTGATTTCATCTGTAACATGTTGTGAATATGGATTCATAAAAGAAGCAATACTTCCTGCTCCTGTTGCAGGTAAACCACCCGCTAAAGTTTGAGCGCCTCCAATAGCTCCTAGACCGGCTGCTAATTGTGAAATTCCTACTCCTGTAGTTCCTGCCCCCGTAAAGGCTGCTTGTTGTAAAGCTGAAGGCTTAGCTGTTTGATAGGCAGGTAAACTGATTGGAGCTTTTGCTAAGTTTAAAGCTTCATCATAGAGTGCTAGTTTACGCGACTCTACTCCTGGTGCTTCTCTTGCAATGTTTGTTTGAGTGCCAGTAGACGATCCACCGCCGCCGCCTCCGCCGCCGCCCCAGCCAAAGAAACTCATACTAACTCCTTAACAAAGTGATAATGTTTTACTTTCCAACCGTGCGGAATAACACTTTTTAAATATCCCGGACGACCTTGAACGCTGATTCGTTTACAGCCATTCAATTTACCCATCTCTTCGATGGTTTTAATAATTTTATCTACCCATAATTTATAATATTTACCAGTTAAAATTAAAACCTGATATTCTTTAAAGTTAGGTAGCTTCATAAACTGTGTAACCATGACACCAAATACTTTATTTTCTAACCCATCATCCGATCCATAAATAATAAACAATTGATTAGTATCTTTTTTACAATTGGCTTTAATATGAGAAGATTCTGCCCAGCTTCCACCATATTTTAAAGCTTCTTTAATTTGAAATTCAACTAAAGCCCACATATTATCTACGTCCTTGGGTGCAATAGCTAATACTTCAATTTCTTTTTTAATGTTCTGTTTTTTTGCTTGCATGTAATAAATCAAATATCCTTTTAAATTTTTTCTGTTGATCGTAAAAGAAAGTTGCACCTTTCTTTCTCATTTCTTTTCTATCAGATATAGAAGCTCCTTCTAAAATACCGGCTCCTAATATAGCATCTGCTCGGGATACAAATTCACCATCTGCTAATTGAGCTAGGATAGTATCTTCGTCTTTATCTCCTTGGGGATCCTCTAAATAGCCTCCAGCTCTTATATAATTGTGCGTATCTTTTTCATCGTGGGTAGTTTTAGAAGGAAGATAACTTACTCCTCCTTGATTAAATTTTTGAACACTCGCTAATCCCCTTGTATTATAACTATACACATTTTGGTTTGAATATAAGGAAGGTACTGCGCTCCAGTTACTAGCATAGTCTCCTATTCCTTTATGTGCTTGGGATTGTTTCTCGTATGCTTTTTTATAATCTTCTTCAGTGAAAGGTGGTTTAGGATCATCACCTTTAAATACTTCTCCTAGTCCTACAGCTGCTGCGGTTCCATAGCCTAGCTTAGCTGCAGTGCTTTGTTTCTGCCACCAAGGTCCAGCTTTTTGCATAATGCCTCTAATACCAGTTCCTTTTGTAGCTGCTACATTTAAAGGTGCATGCCCATGAGTTACTCCAGCTGTACCAGGGGCTCCCCACAAAGATTTTAGTCCACTAAAAGGAGCGCCTTGTCCTATTCCCATTCCAGCGCCACCCATTTGGCCAATACCATAAGCTCCACCTCCTACTAAGAAGGCATCTCTAAATGATCTACCTGTTGATTTTCCTCTAAGTTTTTGTACGCCGAATGTAGCTAATGCTAATGTTAATGGATCCATAATAAATATCTATTGTATTTACCATTTTACCTATAAATGTGTCTTATATCAATATCATGCCACAGTTAGCTCATCTTTTAATTTACCGATATAAGACTTCTCCCCCGTATGGGTAATATATTCATCGACTAAGGCATGTATTTTACCCCCTACATCAGTCCATAATTTACAGAAATAGAAGTCTTCTCCTAAATAAGTTTCTTCTTCTTGATTATAATAAGTATCAAAAAAGTTATAAAAATTAGGTCTTCTTACCATCTTACCATCTATAACATGGTCTTGTTTAATAGTAAGTTTGGGGTATTCCTTGACTAACTTCGTAAATACAGAACGTTGTATCATCATACATCCCGCTGGTGCTCTATGTAATTCTATCCAACCATCTTTAATTTTAATATTATCAGGATCTTTAACATGAATGGGAAAGGTTAATCCCATTGTTTCTACATCATCGTCCGGACGACGCTTTAGATCCTCTCTAAATTTGTTTTGATTTATAGTTTTCATCGGATAAGCAATACAGCTTATCTCATGATCCGAATGTAATAATCTAAAAATAGATCTAGTACTAAAGGAGATGTCCGAATCAATAAATAAAAAATGAGTACAAGAAGAATTGAGAAAAGCAGAGACAGCTAGATTACGTCCTTGAGTAACTAAACTACTTTTAAGTATTTGAAAAGTAATATGATAACCATTCAATAGACATTCTTTTTGTAAATCCAAGATGGCTTTACAGTAGTGTAGTTGCACCGTGTCATAACACGGGGTAGCTACCATTAAGCTAATTCTAGATTTCGTTTCTTTTTTTAATGGTTGTTCTTTTTTCACGGTAAGCTCCCAGTAAAAATCGTTTCCAAAACATTCCTATAACATTCCAATCATAGAATTTTTTATAATATGCTTTTTGAAAATCTAATATATCATTAATATCATTCTTAAACATGGATTGAACCCCTCGAATACCTGCCGCAAATCTTTCGCTTAAAGCTTTATAGTCGGAAGTATAAGGAACATAGATAGGAAATTCTCCACAGGTTTCCGGAATAGCGCCGAGGTCCGTGGTTAATAAGACTTGACCCGCTGCTAATGATTCCATAGCCGAAATACAAAAGGTTTCTTCCCATATAGAAGGAAAAATATTGGCATCATATTCATGTAGTTTGCCTAATAAATCTTTATGTTTACAATATCCCATATACCTAACATTAGGAAGGGCTTTACATTTGTCATATAAAGGCTGATAAAGTTTATCATTTTGTTCTTTGAAACTATCTCCATAAATTTGAGTACTGGAATAAACATCTAAAGTAATATTTTTATCCTCTTTTAATTGTTCCATCGAATTAAGTAAGACTTCTAGGCCTCTCCAGGGAGTAGAGAAGTAAACTAATTTAATTTTATCTTTCTTTTCATGCTTTTTCTTGATGACAAGCTCATCATAATCAATACCATTTTTAATAACTAAACAATTAGGGGACTGGAGTTTAAACATATATCTAAATTTTTCATAGTTCCAATGGGAATTAAATACATACCAATCATATTTGGTATGATTTTTAGGATTAGAAAACCAAGGAGCAATGTTAGGTTGATCAAAAGAATTTTTAAGCCACAAAATATTAGATCGAACAGGATGAAGAGGTTCTTTTTCGGGAACAGAAGTTGTAATTTGAACAGAGTCCCAATGAGTAGGACAATACTTTTTAAGATAATCTAATTGAATTTCGGTTCCACCGTATGGCTGCATTATTTGGTTTTACCAAATACTTCCAAAGATGCAACTGTTATTTCTATGTCCTGTCTAAAATCATCAGAAGTAGTATCAGTACCAGGATTAGCTACATCAGCATCGAATTCTGCTTTATCAGCGTAAACCTTACCGGTTCTTTTATTCTTTACTATTTCTTTGACCTTTGCAGGTACTTTTATTGGGTCTGCCATTATGCCGTTCCTTGATCTCCTGTTAATAATGCGTACGAGATCATTCCTTTTATTACATTACCAGTGCCTGCCTGTAATTTCAAGGCATCACTTTCTTCTAAAACTATTGGTCCTTTGGCCAAATTTTGAGTAGTCACTGAACTTAATTTTATTGTACTAATTTCAGATGTATTACCCACACTTGAATCATACATATGAGCAGTAACAGTGGTAGTGCCAGAACTTACATTTTGAGTTTGAATATTTTGTAAGATGGCTCTGGAGCTTACACTTAAAGTTAGGACCGTAGTTTGAGCTGTTCCTGTTAAACTAAATCTTGCGTTTTTATATTGTATTGTCACTATCTACCTTGCCCCCTATATTTTTTATACGACCGTTTTTGCGATTTTGAAAGACGCTTTTTATGTCGATGAATTTTTTTTCTACTCTTTTTAACATAAGTACTAACTCCATACAAACCTTTTTTCTTAGCCATAAGTTACATTAAACCATTGAAACGCTTGTGTATCATTTTCAATTGTTCTTTGATAAGAAGTGTTAAGTTGCGTTTTAAGTTCTTCCATTTTAAATTTAATCTGTCTTTGATTAGATGGATCATAATCGTCTGTAGGTTCTTGAAATTGTACAGTAACTTTAGCCATTATCTTCTCCCGTCTGGTTGTATATCTGCTCTAAAAGTTCCAAATCTCCAAGTCTCATTCTTCCCATCATTCTCTACTTTTAAATTAATTAATCTTGCTCTAGCTCTTAAGTCTACTTTAGTAGTAGCAGAAGTAATAGAGACTGGACTTAATCCCGAAGCTGTTTCACTATCCGCTGGATAATCTTTAAGATTCATTGAAATTTTAGCCGTGCCAGTTAACGTTTTAAAATCAGGAATAAATCTTCTAATTTTCATTATATATTCTCCATCTCCGTCTATATCTAAATCAAAATCGCCTGATTGTATATAGGCTGCAATAGCAGTAGAAGTACCTGTAGCAGTAACAGCATTATTTCCTGTTTCATGTTTATACATTTTTGTTATTCCTTCTGTGTTTCCATAAACTAATGGAGTATCAGAAGTATGAGTAGAAGATAAATATTCTATAGCATACGGTTTAGGTTGCACATCAGAGTCTACCCATCCGGTTCTTGCTAAACTTCCTGTAGTCCATACTCCTCCTGGAACTGAGCCACTTTCAGTAAAATTAAATGAAACATATCTATCTATTACTGAGCTACTTTCAGTAGGATAAAACCAAGTTATTTCACTAAATAAGTTATTTACACCCGCTGCAACAATTTGACCTGAAGTATAATTAATATCTTGAAACACATAATCTTCGACATTACAGGTTAAATTTTTAACAGTACCATCAAACATAAAAAATCCACCGGCATCACCCATCCAAAATACTTTACCATCAGCAAACGCAACTGCATTATGCCCTATGACTCCACAGTTGGTACCTACTTGTCGGACAGAGAAAGTAAAAGGTGGTCCTACGAACTGCATTACATAAGCAGCTTTATCAGTTAAAACAAATACAAAGTCTCGTCCTTGAATAGCTGCTCTTATTTCTGAACCTGAAGATAATCTCATCGTTCCAGCCGTGTTGGTAGATGTAGGAACCCAATCATTTCTATCTTCTTGGTCAGAAAATCTTATAAACATTTTGTCTTGAGTAGTTGTAGTTCCTATGGTTGTTTCAGTTCCAAATAAAATAACATGTCTATCTTTTTCTGATACAATCATAGTTTCTGATGCAGTAGGTGCGTTAGTTACCACCGTGGCTCGTGTAGCAACAGCAGTAGGAACGTCAACATTTTCTGGATCCCATTGAAAAGTTTTACCGCCTCTTATAGTTGCTAATAATAAAGAACCAAAATTATCTAATTGCCATTGTCCGGGTTGTAAAATTACTTGTGTTGATGTTGAAGCATCGCCCCATCCTCCATTACCCCAGGAGCTTGTTCCCCACCCATAGCCATAAGTTTGAGTAGAACTTCCTATTCGATAATAAGGTTTAACCGTCATTGATCCACCAGCTGTAATACCTGCTCCAGTTTCGGTAGAAGGCAATTTAATAGTAACAGTTGTACCTGTGGGAGTAGTTAATACTTCAAATTTTTTATCTTCTAAAGCAGCAGCTGTAATACTGGTACCTGAGCCTGGCATCGTTACATTATCTAACATAATAACCATACCATCTTCTAAATTTGTAGTGCTTGAAAAATTGAGAGTAGCATCATCAGAATTATTGCTAGTAGTAATAGTAACTCCTGATTGATCTAAAGATGAGTTTAAAGGAGTAACGTCATGAAATTCTCCCTCAAACCATACAGCTAAAATTTTATTAGTACCTACGGCGGTCCATCTATTTCCTTGTGTGTCAAACCAAGAAAAGAGTTTACGACCAGCGCCGGGAAGCGTGTTTGTTTGACTTTCTTCCCATCCCCCTATCTTTTCGGGTAAACCGTATCTGAATCTGGCATAGTCCCCACCTATCCATCCTCCTTCAACTCCAGAAGGGGTTAGTTGTTTATTGTAGCCAGGAATGAAATTTACTTTTCTAAGCATATAACCATTATAATCTTTAGTTATTGACTTGTATAGATTGCTTAAAGTGCATGGGAGATAGGTGATTGGTGGTGTACCTCCCACACAAAATTAATTTTATGTTATTTTTTAGGTAAAGTCTAGACTTTACAGTGTGTCATACCAGACAGCCAGGATGTATCTTTTACCCTTTATGACTGGGTTAACCTTGTGCCACAGCATATTTAAAAAACTAACAATGGCTCCTTTTTCAGGGGAGTGTATTATTCTTGTATGCTTCATGGCGTCAGATGGATCACTAGCCGTTATTAATTCTCCACCTTCATAATCATCATTTAAAAATATTATAGAAGTGCCTTCATAATAAGGATAATCTCTATGCCAATCCATACTTTGACCTTCATTCCATTCTACAACTTCGATATTTTTAACGTAAAGACGTTTAGTAGGAAAGTCTTTAGCAATATGGTTACTCATAAAAGTAATAGCTCTTTTCACATTGTCTTCTTCTGCAATTAAATCATAAAGTCTTAAAACTTTTTTGTTATTAAAGACCTGTTTTTTATCATCACTCCGTTTATATAGAGCTATAAACCAGTCACATATTTGGTCCAATAAAAATTTATTTCTATACATTAAGAATGACTCCAATAAAAATGAGTAATGGCAAATCTACCTAGTCCTTTATTTCTGTATTCCTTATCCAGGTGAACCGGAGTAACCTGATGTAAATAATAACTTGGAAATAATAACATACGATTATGTTTACATTTAACATTTACATTAGACTGTGTAAATATAAAATCTCCTCCCGTAAATTTTTTAGGTTCTTTAAAAAACCAGATAAGAACAGTAAACTGAGGATCATCATGATGGGTTTTATATTCCTGAGCATCATCATAATAACTGATTAGAGTAGAATCTTTATTCGAAAGACAAAATTGAACACCATGAGGCATAGCTTTTTTTATAAAATCTTGAAACTTTTTATCTTGAAACTTTTTCGTGGCTGACATGATCGAAGAAACGTGTCTATACTTTTGAGTAAACATAGCGTCAGGATATATTCTCCAACTGTTACTTAAATTAACTCCATCCTTTTTTGCTGAAAAATCAGCAGCTCGTTCCAAATTATCTGGCCGGTAATAAAAATCTAATTCTTTCCAAATTAATTTTTCCTCTTCAGGAGAATACCAATTATCTGATACAATAAAAGGAAATACCTCACCGGAATTAACGGATGTTATGGTTCTCATAGACGGCATGGGGTACTCCTATAAATTCTCTTTTATCATATTTATTTTTTTCTGAGTTTTCATTTTTAATATTGTAATGAAGAAATACCTGGGCACAGTCATTGCCTGTAAAAGTTTCTCTCCAATGTTCCAACACACATCCTTTATATATCAACATATCTCCGGCGTTTAGTTCTACTTTTATACCAGATTGATTTTTGCCTTGTGTAGGGTCTAAATAAATAGGCCATGGATCTCCACCTAAGTTTAATGTAGTAGATATCTCACAAGACATTCTATCTTTATGTCGATCTAAGACATCATCTTTTTTATATATTCTACAATAAGAATACATTTCAATTAACTCTTGCTCCGCTTGCTTTTCCATCATCGGTTTTAATTTAAGAAGTAAAGTCTCCATTACTGTGTCCCCATATACTGTATAAGTATTTAAAACCTGTGGGTCATCCCAAAAACCAAACTGTTTATTAAAAGGAGAGATTAATTTTTTTTGAAACATATAAGTCGCTATCTTTCGTCTTAAACAAATATAGTCATAAATAAATTGAGTCATCTCGGTAGAGATAGCTTTTCTTATAATCGTATAATTATTAGTGTTAAAATCATTCATATTGTAAAATCAAAATTAATAATATATCTGTGTTTATATTTAATAGGAGTATTGCCAGCGTGATATTGATGTCCTTCAAAATAAACTGCACTTCCCTGCTTAGGTGTGTGTTGTAAAATAATTTTTTTATCTATATCTTTTAAAACATTTCTAGAATCTTCTTTATTAAAAAATTTATCAAAAATAAAAGTATCCCCATCCGAATCATTTATGTAATAGACCAGGGTTTTATACGGTCCGCTATGATCAGGCAAATCTGTATGGGGCTTGTTAAATAAAAATTTTTCCCTATCAGGATGTTGAAAGGTAAGTCTTAGTCGTACTCGCAAAACTTGTTTAACAAAAACATTTGTTTTTTCTGCAAAGAAATATAAGATAGGTCTAAACAATCCCCAATCCATAGAATTTTCTTTTCCCTGCATAACTAAAGAATGACTAAAACCTATATTATCTAAAAATTTAATTCCATCAGCAGGGGGAGTATTTTCATCATATCCAATACTTGATGTATAATACAAAGGTATATGCGATAACGTTTGTTTTAATTCATTTTGATATACTTCCGGGATTAAATTATCTATTACCAAAGGTTTCATTTTAATGGCAACTCCGCTAAATAATCATTAGAATCAAGATCTCCCCTTAAAAAAGTATTAAAGGATATCGAAATTCTTGTTGTCGAAGAACAATTTTTATTTACACTATGCCAAACAGTAGAAGGAAATAAAACCAGCCTGTTATCTCTTGCTTTAACAAAAGCTGATAAATTATTTTCATGATTAAACTTTTTTCTTTTCCAAGTTAAACGCCATAAGTTTGTGTTAGGGTGTTCAAGTTCAAGATCAGGCGTTTTCTCATCTGTTTTAATATAATAAACTCCTGAAACAATACTATTAGAATGATAATGCATGGGATGTTTTTTTTGTGGAGGTAAAAAATTAACCCATGAATTAGTCATATATAATTCTTCGTCACAGCTCATAACTTCATTTTTATACCTATCAATACACATTTGTATGGCTTCTCTAAGTCTTTTTAATTTTTTATTTTCTAAAATATTCTTATCAGTAGAAGAAACATTGTCTAGGTAAGTATTCTTAGTATTACCAGAAGCTGTATTAACTATAGTAGATTTTTCCTCTTCACTTAAAGGTTTAAAATCAAAGACAGCAACAGGAGTGGGAAATAATTTTAAGAGGAGCATATTTAAAAATAATTTAAGTTAATTAGCATTCTAAATTTTCGATCGGTACAAGAGGTACTTTGATGAGCCTCATTGGTTTTAAATTTTAATAATCTATTTCGTACACTTTGGGTAAATGGATTTTCTTTGTCCTCAAAAAAAGTCCCCCCATTACATGTATTAAGATATAAAATAGCCGCGTTAGCTTCAAAGGGATAATCTTGGTGTAGATCAAATTTATATAACTGTTCTGTTCTTAAGAATAAATTTACCTTTGCCCTTATTAAACTTTTTACTTCTAATTTTTTTAAAAGAGGTTGAATTACATTTAATAGATCACTCCTACTGGCATGGTGATCATACAAAGTATGAATAAAGTATGAGTGATTAAGATCATCAATCTCTGTCTCAGTACCTACTTTTGTAGAATAAAACCAAGCTATATCTGAAAGCCTCGGAGAATTTGTAAAAGTGTTTTCTATAAGAGCAAAATCTCTTTCGTCTAAAAAATTATTTATTTGTTCCATGGTATATATTTTTATTGAGAAAATCATACAAGGATAAACAATGCTTCGTTGCATCATTCCATTGTCGTTTTCTTTGTTCTAAGTTATTAATAGATAACTGCCAACCTGGATACATTGCTTTAAGATCATTTAAATATAAACCATACTTTAAAGCAAACTCATCCGTCGCTCCCCAATTCATACCTGTGCATATACAAGCCGCGCCTTCATCATGAGAAAAAGAGAAGTCAGAAAATTTCCAAAAAACTAATCTTGAAACATACTGCCAGTAGTTTTATACAAAGATTTTAAATTATACTCTCTCTTTTGAATTGCTTTCCAATAAGGAGTGTCAGTTCTAACAGAAAGAGAATAATGAATAGCAACAAATTCTGCAAAGTATCTAAAGGAATTTGTACAAGATAAATTAAATTGTTCTTTTGTAAAATTAGATACACTTCCTCTACCTAAAACTCTTACTAATCTTATTAAAAATTCATGAACAGATAAAAGTCCATTACCTTCTAATGGTTCTATAAACCCCGCAGATAATCCTATCGCACAGACGTTTTTTACAAACAGTCTTTTATGAATACCTACTTTCATTTTTAACTGTTTAAAATTTAAATCATCTCTTTTAAGATATTTTTTAAACTGTGTAAGAGCATCTTCATCTGAAATATATTTGTCTGAATAAACATACCCTGTTCCCATTCTACTCCACAGCGGTACCTTCCATACCCAACCATTTTCAATAGCTGTGCAATTAGTGTAAGGAACTAATTCTTTTTCTTTATTTTTATACTTAATTTTTGTAGCCCACGCTGAGTTATTGGGTAGGATATCTTCGTAACTTATAAAAGGTTCCTTTAAAGTTTTGCCTAGTAGTAGAGATTTAAAACCAGTGCAATCGATAAAAAGATCTGCTTTTAATTTTCCATTCTTACTTGTGTGTAGATAATCAATTCCCTCTTCATTAGTTTTAATATCAACCACATCGTCCTCAATAATAGTTCCTTTTATTTGTTTAAATTTTTTTTGAAGAAATTGAGCAAATAATGTTGCGTCAAAATGATAGGCTGTATCCTGTTTAAAATTATATCTACCTAAATTTATTTTTTCTTCTCCTGAATCAAAGATTTTATTTTGATTAACTAAAGACATTATTGGATAGTAAGAGTCAGCAAAATCAGACACAGGGGTCTCAGGGTACATTATTTTTTTAAAATACCAGTCATTAAAATCTGCTATCGTATTAGATTTATCTGGTGCACCGAAAGGAAAATGAAATCCCCCGTCACCTTTCTTATAAAAATCTTGAAACCGAATACTTAATTTATAAGAAGCATTACACTCTTTCATAAAATCTTTGTCCTCGATCCCAACTAAAGAAAACCATTGATTAATCTGTCCTAGTGTACTTTCTCCTACACCCACAGTTGCAATTGATTTACTCGCTAACATTATTATTTCTTTTTCTGGAAATAGTTTTTTTAAAGTATAGGCTGTCATACAACCAGCACTTCCACCACCTAATACAATTATTATTTCCATGGAGGACCTAAATTCCATATTACTAATGATACTCTTTTTCCACTTCTTATTGCTCGTACTTGATGATCAACAAAAGACGGAAACACTAGAACAGTGCCTTGTTCTTTAACTTCGTCCACAGTAATAATGTTTCTACCACATCGATTATTTCTTAGATCTAGCTCAAAGTCTCCTCCAGTATAGAAATTAGGATCAGATAAACTTACAGTAGCCGACAATTTTCTAATCTTGCCTTTATAATTAGGATGGGAATCTTTTCCAAAAGGTTCAACGGAATCATCACTGTGCCACGAATAAAATTCACCTGGCTCATAGTTTGTAAATTGAATTGATTCAGACCAGTCCCATTCAAAATTCCAACCAGCATTTTTGTTTGCTGTATGAATATAGGGACTTATTTCATCATAGATCCATTGATCAGTTAACCATGTAACTTGTGATTTTCTTATATTAGATGCATCTGAAATAGATCCATCTTTTTCTCCTTGAACAATACCTCTTTCTTGCGTGTAAGAATTTCCTACAGCAATAATATCTTCACAAGTTTTTTTAGGAATTGCTTCTTTAAAATACCAATAATAATTCTTTAATCCAATCATCCTGTATTAAAAAGAGGATACTTGATTTAACTAAAATTGTAAAGAATCGGATTAAGAATTGATATGTATCAATTTTAAAAGATTAAGACCACTCGCCAGCTTTAACATAATTATAAAGCGCTCTCATATCCCAAACACCTGATCCATAAAAAGAATATGGTTGTGCAGGAGCTTTGACATATACTCTTCCTGATCCACCAGCGCCTCCATAGGATCCATGAGGTACGTTTCCTTGACCTCCGTTACCTGTGTTTGCTCCTCCAGCGCTTCCACCAGATCCACCATCTCCTCCGGAAGATAAAGTTGTACCGGGTCCTAATAAAGTTGTTGTTGCTCCACTACCCCCCGATGACGGGCCTCCTGATCCACCGGCTCCACCACCACCAGCTTTACCATTTGGATTTGACCCTCCTGGATTTCCTTGAGGAGGTGAAAATGGAGGTACGTTTCCTTGACCGGCAGTTCCTGATGCTCCACCACCTGATCCTCCTTGACCTCCTCCGTCAGTTGCAGCTCTTCCCCCTTTACCACCACCTGTTCCTACATATGTTGATTCAGTAGGTGAAAAGGTTGTCGCAAAAACGGAATCGTTTCCGTTGGCGCCTCCACTATTTGTTCCACCAGCACCGCCTTGACCGACTGTTACAGCAACTGGTCCTGTTACAGGAATTCCTTGACTTTCTCGTAGACCACCGCCTCCGCCTCCGGAGCCGCTATCACCCATACCACCGCCTCCGCCTCCTAATACTACAACATCTACAGTTGCAATAGCAGATTGTGCTTGTGTCCAAGTACCATCGGAATTGAAAGTTTCGGTTGTAGGAGTAGTGCTTCCAGAATTTACTACTGAAGCTCCAGTTACTCCGCCATTAGCTCTATCCGTCATAATTAATCTCCTGTGTAATTTATATCTCTAAATTGTGCAAATGTAAACCCGCTATCTGACCATGTTCCAGTATCAGGATCCCATGCATATAAAGTTAGCTGATCATCAGTTGGACGAGGGTCCAAGTTTTTATGACCAACAAATCTTAGTTTATGTTCATCCCATGAATGAATCATTTCCTTACCCTCATGATCCGTTTGATCTGGATGACTCTGACTGGGCCATTGTACAGGTGCAATATAAGCACATTGGCTTTCATCAAACACCCAAGAATTATGAGTTATAGCTTGATTAGATTTCATAGGTCGTGGAGGAATAAAAGCATCTCGAGATTCATCCCAAGTATAACCTATTCCTGCATGATTTTTTCTAAAAGGAGTTCCACCGAGTTTGTGACCTCCTCGAAATGTATTGTATGAAGTTTTTTTCCAAAAATTAGGAGAGATATCTCCATGAACACTGGTTAAAAATTCGATTCCTTTTTCTTCTGATCCACCTTCATCGGCATCACTCACAACGTGAACTCCAACAACGATATTAGTAGGATCTATTTTAGCATAACTTGCCATTTAAATCACCTCCTACGCGTCGTCCAATATTTCGTAACTAATAGTTAGAACGGCATCCCCGTTAGCACTTGCACCAGCTTCAATATTGTCACTTTCGTTTAAATAGATCATACTATTTTTATCTATTACAATCAAAGTAGAATCTGCTGGAACTGAAACTGTACTTGCTAGTGCTATAGGTGATCCACCTGATTTAGTTATAAAAACCGAAACATCCACCGACGCTGAACCATCAATGTTAGCAATAATAATACTGTTAACTTTAATTAATTTGTCAGTAGCACACGCTAAAATTTCTGTAGTAAGCGTAGTTGTTAAAGCCGCTTGTTTTGATAAACCTAGTATCGATGATACATCTACTATATTTGGATTTGCCATAATTTAATTCCTATATTGTTTCCATTTTAACCGAAAATCATGGCCATCGCAATAGCTTTCCCTGTTGTTACTCCTGCCGCAGGCAGAGCTGTCCATGAAGCCACACCCGCTGTCGTCGCCGTCAAGGCTAAACCATTAGTAGCTGGTGCAGTCGTAGGTAGTTGAATAGTATAGGTACTTACTCCCGTAGGAGCTTTTACAGCTACATATTCACCGCCGGTGTCATCCTCAAAGTTAATTTGGTTTTGTGTTTTTAATGTAATACTGGATAAATCTGCTAAGACATCCACCACATTTGTCCCATCGGAATATAAAATTTTATGTCCTTTATCTGTAGTAGAAAAACTAGGTCCTGTTCCAGTTGCTGTTTTAACTTGTACTGCGTGAGCACCTGTTGAAGCATTATGAACAATCCACCAATTTTCGGTGCTATCTGGAACAGTAACGATTGTTCCGGATCCAGTTAAAGCTCCGGTTAATTTCCAAACTCTTGTTGCAAGCGTTGCACCTGTTGTACCACTATTTTTAGCTAAAGCTAAAGTTCCACTATCAGTTAATGCTTGAGCTACATAACCACCTGCAATTTGTTCTAAAATTTGAAGGTTGGTATTAGTAATAGTACCCCATTGACCGGATTTTTCTCCAGTCACCATTAATTCTGTTCCTAAATTTGTATAACTCGATGGCATAATTTATCTCCTAACCATTATAATTTTGTTAAGCCGCTGTGTCAACTTCCGTCCAAGTATTAGTTACTCCCGGTACTACTGGCGACCATGCCGATAGTTTAACATTTTGTAGGGTCGCTGTCATTCCTATGCCAGTTAATCCTACTACTTGATCATCTACATCAGAGGCTCCTAAAGCCCCTGTTAAAGACTGGCCTGTTACTTCCACTACAGAAACTGCATCTACCGTACCTAAAGCTCCAGTTAAGGCTATTCCTGTAAGAGTGACATTTGCATCTGCTGTAGTTCCTTCATTTCCAAGTGCTCCAGTTAAAGCCTGTCCTGTTACTTCAGCTACAGATACTGCATCTACAGTACCTACGGCACTTGTTAAAGATTGACCTGTAAGAGTAACATTGGCATCAGCCGTTGCTGATTCATTACCAATTGCAAAAGTAAGGGCTATTCCAGATAGTTCTGCTAAAGCATTTCCACCACCAGTAGCAGTTCCAAGAGAGCTTGTTAAAGCTTCGCCTGTAGCTGTTACATTTGCATCAGCAGTAACGATTTCGGTTCCAATTGCTCCAGTTAAAGCCTGTCCTGTTACAGAAACAATAACATTAAGATCAACTGATTCATTTCCTAATGTTCCTGTTAAAGCTTCTCCTGTAAGTGTAACATTAGCGTCAGCTGTTACAGTTTCAGTTCCAATTGAAGTGGTTAAAGATTGCCCAGTAACTGCAGCATTGATTGAAATAGTTGCAGTTGCACTTCCTATGCTTGTGGATAAAGTATTAAGTTGAACTCCGTTACCCCAAACTCCGTCACCGAAGCCTTCAACGGATGATCCCCATGCACCGTAGTCAATAACAAGGGCATTATCTTCCCATGCTCCCAACCCCCAGTCATTGGACCCCCAACCTGACGGTGCACCTGCCATTTAAAACCTCCTTAGCTAATTCTTAATATAGCTGCAGAAGTTGTAAAAGCTGGGAATTGTATTGTAAAAGTTCCTGCTGTTGCTGTTTTATTACCACCAAAGTCTAAGACAGCTACTGCTGCATTAGTTACTGCTGATGATGTATTATAAATTAGCGCTCCTCTTGCAGTTAAAGTA